GAACTATCTACATTCATTGTAAAAGGAAGTTCGTTTGAAGCAGATGAAGGATGTACTGATGATTTAGTTGCATGTATGTTCATTTTTGCATGGGCCACAGACCAAACTTATTTCAAAGAGTTGACTGATATGGATGTAAGACAGACCATGATGAAAGAACAACAATATGCATTAGAACAAGATATGGCTCCATTTGGTTTTGTTGTTACTGGATTGGAGGATGAAAATATTGGTGAAATGGTAGATGAATATGGAACACGATGGAATCCAGTTATCAGAGACTATGGTTCAAATTGGTAAAAAACTAAATAAATTCGATTAAGTCATTATGTGCTTTAATCCAACAATTTGAACATAATATGGTAGAATTATTTACTAGATGAAATATTTCTTTACGGCTATCATCATTAGTACCAACTCTCTTTGTTAATTTTCGTATTTCAGAATCATGAGGGTAGAATTTGAGACACATTGTTTCACTTTCTCCACAGTGTTGACAAGATTTGTCTGCTAAAAATTCATTTAGTAAAACAATTCTCTTACGATAATTTCTACGAGATACTTTCTTAATAGTGTCTTTATATTTTTCGTAATGTGCATTTGCCATGAAAGTATTTATATGTTATAACACATATAAAAAGTCATCTTGGAAAATGATTTTTTATAAATATAATCACAATAACAAAAACACTCTACTAATTAAAGGAGTAAAACAATGGGATTTTTAGTTTCACCTGGCGTACATGTCAGAGAGATTGATCTTACAAATGTTGTTCCTGCTGTACAAACTACGATTGGTGCCATTGCTGGTCCATTCCAAAAGGGCCCTGTGGGTTCTGTAGTTTCTATTGGTTCAGAACAACAGCTTTTAGAAGTTTTTGGTAAACCTCAATCTTCAAGCAATCAGTTTGAGTGGTGGTTTACTGCTGCAAACTTCCTACAATATTCAGACGCACTACGAGTAGTTCGTTGTGCTTCCGGCATTTTAAATGCTGGTGCTAATAGTGGTATTCTTATTCGTGATGATGACCATTATGAAGCGTCTTTCGCTGCAGGCGAAGGTTCTCATGGTGAGTGGGCTGCAAGGTCTGCTGGTACTCATGGTAATGCACTTGGTGTTCAGATTTGTCCTAGTGCTACTGCATATGAACAAAAGATGGATGATGCCAATCAAGTAGATGACGCCTCTGCAGCTGCTGGTGATACAACAATTACTGTTGACGATGCCGATGCAACTAATTATGCATTTAATATCGGTGATTTGATTTCATTTTATTCGGATGCAGCTTGTACTACTCCGGTTGATGATTTTAATGAATATGAAGTAACTGCAATTTCTTCGGAAACTCTTACAATTCGTCTAAAAGATGATCCAAATGGTGTTGGTTTGCAAAACGCTATTGCAGACGATAGTTATATCCTTCGTCGTTGGCGGTATTATGACCTATTTGATGCAGCTCCCGGTAATTCAGATTGGGCCGTAGCAAATAGTAAGGGTACTGGTGATGAAATGCATGTTGTAGTTTATGACACAACTGGTGCCATTACTGGTAAGGCTGGTGGTGTTTGCACTACTGGTGCTTGCGGTGCTAATGGTGCAAGAACATCTTCAGTGATAGAAACACATGCTAACATGTCAAAGTGTTCTGTTGCAAAGACCACTCAAGGTAATAGTAATTATTATCCTGATGTTATCTTCAGAGAATCAAATTACATCTACTGGACAGACCATATTACTGCTGGTTCTAACTGGGGTACAGACACAACAACTGCTTATACTGATGTTCGTCCTGTTACGATTGATGCACTTTCTGGCGGAACAGACGATTATGCTGTAACTGCTGGTGAGTTGGCAATCGGTTATGATAAGTTCAAAGATGCAGAATCATTGGACATTAACCTTGTCTTAGGTGCCAAGGGTGGTGGTGCTGGAAACACAAACGCAACTCAGGACACTCATGTAACAATGATTACTGATCTTTGTGAACTGAGAAAAGATTGTGTTGGTTTTGTTTCACCAAACCGTGCCGCACATGTTGGACTTGCTGCTTCTTCTGCAACTGCTGCGAAAGCCGCAGAGAATGTTAAGACTGCATTCGACCTTTGCCCATCTTCATCTTACATGGTTTATGATAGTTGTTACAAGTACATGTATGATAAGTACAATGATGTATATCGTTGGGTGCCAATGAATGGTGATACTGCTGGACTTTGTGCATACACAGATGGTGTTGCCGATCCATGGTGGAGCCCTGCTGGTTATACTAGGGGTACTGTAAGAGGTGCAATCAAACTATCATATAATCCAATGAAATCCGAAAGAGATATTCTCTATCGTGCAAGGATTAATCCAGTAGTTAATTTCCCCGGCCAAGGAGTAACCTTGTTTGGTGATAAGACTGCTCAGACAAAACCAAGTGCTTTTGACCGCATTAACGTGCGCCGGTTGTTCTTGGTTCTTGAAAAGGCAATCGCAACTGCTGCTAAGTACATGCTCTTTGAATTCAACGATGAGTTTACACGGGCTCAGTTCCGTAACATGGTTGAACCTTTCTTGAGGGATGTTCAGGGTCGTCGTGGTATTTTTGATTTCAAAGTTGTATGTGATAGTACAAACAACACATCTGAGATTATTGACCGAAATGAGTTTATTGGAGATATTTACATTAAACCCGCAAGGTCAATCAATTTTATTACACTAAACTTTATTGCCGTAAGAACTGGTGTTGAGTTTAGTGAGGTAGGAGGTTAATCATGCCAAATATTGACGATTTCAAAGCTGCTCTTATTGGTGGTGGTGCCCGTGCTAACCAGTACAGGATAACAATTACAGAACCAACAGGCATTTCAATTGGTCTTGACCTTCGCAGAACATCATTTTTATGTACTGCGGCTTCTTTACCAGCAATGTCTCTTCCTGAAATTGCAATCCCTTTCCGGGGCAGGTCGATTTATATTGCTGGAGACAGGGAGTTTGCTGATCCTTGGACAACTACTTTCTACAACGATACGGATTTCATGATTCGTAACGCCATGGAAAGGTGGTCCAATGGTATTAATGATCTTGCTAATGGTACAGGAGTTATTAGTCCTTCTGATTATCAAACCGATCTTACTGTAGAACATTTAGATCGTGATGATGCAGTGTTAAAAACTTACATTTTCAGGAGTGCCTGGCCAACAGGTGTCACAGAAATTGCTCTTACAAGCGAGGCCGCAGCGGCCATCGAAACTTTTGATGTAACTTGGAGATATCAAAGTTATGAAGCTTCAGGGGTTAATTTCTAATTTGAAACCTACTAAATAGTAATAACACTGGTAGGGAGTTATTATGGCAGAACTTTTTGGATTTACGATACAAAAATCATCTAAGGATAGGGGTGGGGAAAAGACATTCTCCATCCCTTCTCCTGATGATGGCACCATCGATGTTGCCGGTGGTGGTTTTTTTGGCCAAGTTTTAGATACAGATGGTAGAGAAAAATCTGACCTAGACTTAATTAAACGATATCGCAATATTGCTCAACAAGCAGAATGTGACACTGCTATTGAAGATATTGTAAATGAAGGTATTGTTTCTAATCAAAATGATCAAGCAATAGAAATTTCTTTAGACCGTTTACATTACCCAGACAAAATTAAAAGAAAAATTAGAACAGAATTTGATGAAATTTTGCGTTTACTTAATTTTGAACAAAAGGGCCATGATATTTTCAGGCGTTGGTATGTAGATGGTAGAATTTTTTATCATAAAGTTATTGATACTAAAAATCCAAGAAAAGGTATCACTGAATTAAGATGGATTGATCCAACCAAAATTAAAAAGGTTAGAGAAGTTCAGAAAAAAGTTGATTCTAAACATGGCGGAATTGAAGTAGCAGAAAAGATTGATGAATATTTTCTATATAATGAAAAAGGATTATCTTCTCCCGGCGGTGTAGGAACCAACCAAGGATTAAAAATCGCAAAGGACGCTATTTCATATGTTCCATCTGGTTTAATTGATGGTAACAGTGGCCAAGTACTTTCTTATCTACATAAAGCAATAAAACCTGTCAATCAATTACGTATGATTGAGGATGCGCTTGTCATCTATCGTATTTCCCGAGCTCCAGAACGCCGCATCTTTTATATTGATGTTGGTAACCTTCCAAAAATCAAGGCAGAGCAATATCTCAAGGATGTGATGAATCGTTATCGCAATAAACTTGTGTATGATGCTAATACTGGTGAAATTCGTGACGATAGAAATCACATGAGCATGTTGGAAGATTTCTGGCTTCCTCGC